AAAGATGTATGCTCCAGAGGCTACGGCAAGACATACCTCATAGCATTATGTGCTTTTGCAATGTGTTCTCTTTATCCAGGCACAATTGTATATGTATGCTCTGGTACTGCACAGCAGGCTACTCTTGTTTTCGGCAAACTGAAAGAAATGGTTGACATGAATCCAAACATGGCTGCAGAGCTCAAGTCCAACGGGGCTCGCTCTCTGATTCAGCTTAGCAAAGACAAAGGATCATGTTACTTCAAGAACGGTTCTTACATGACAAGCTCCAGCCTTGAGTCTGCTCGCGGACTTCGTGCGAAGATTGTTATTATCGATGAAGCATTGATGCTTTCACAGGAAGACATTGATGCTATCGTTAAACCGCTTGCAAACTTCAGGCGCAGTATCAGCAGAACCTACGGCTTCAAAGACTACGATTCAAAGTTCGTAGCTATCACTTCCGCATGTGAGAAAACAAACACGTTCTACGAAGACTTCAAACGAGTTGTTAGAGAGATGGCAAAAGGAAATAAAGAAGCTTTTGCCTGTGCTCTTGATTACCATGCTGCTATTGATGACGGCATTACAGAAGAGAAATTCTTCCTTGCGGAAAAAGCCAGAATGGCAAGCCAGATATTTGACATGGAATATGGCTCCATATTTGCCGGTTCCACAGAGAACTCGGCTTTCCCATATTCATTAAGCGAACCATGTAGAACACTTGAACATGTAGAACTTACACAGCCGAAGAACAGCAAGAGCCGGTATGTTATCGGTGTCGATATAGCAACCTCTGCGGCTAAAGGCTCAGATAACACAATTCTTTCGGTCATTAAATTTTCTGAACGATCAGACGGCTCGTTCATGAAGAAGCTTGTTTATATGCGATCCATGAACGGCGAAGGTCTCGATGTTCTCGCAAACGAAGTCAGAAAAATATATCACAAACGTTTTCCCAATACAGAACGCATCGTCTATGACGCCAGAGGCGTCGGCGATGCTTTTTCTAAATTCTTTGTAGATCCATGGCTCGATATAGAAACAGGTAAAGAATATCCTCCGCTTGTCCACGACGATGAGCTAATGTCTATTCCAAATGCAGAACCCAAGCTGCATGCGATACGTGCAGTGCAGACAATTATCCAGCACATGGCTACAACAATGCGTGTCTTTATGGAGAAGCAGACTCTGCAGATTCCAAAGAACAGCAGACTCATGCAGGTCAAAGCTCAGAACCCTGAAGAAAAATTCAAAATGAACGAAGAGGAATACGCAGTATTTCTTGAGGCCGATGCTCTTCAGTTTGAGATGGGCAATGTTATTTGCAAGGTCGGCGCATCAGGTAATGCTATTTACGATACGCCCAGAGCCGGCATGCACAAGGACCGCTATTCATCTGTAGCTATGGCATGCGATTACATCGGCATTATGGAAGAAGAAAACATAAAGAAGCATAAGCGTGGCCCGATAAGCTGGGGCATTGCTTCTAAATTTTAAGGAGGTGCAGCATGGCTAGAATTAGTTTTAGAAACCTTATCAGCAGAAGGCAGACTGCCAATGCCGTGCCTCAGGAAAGGCACATCATCTGGAGTATGCCTGACCACAACGATCCAGCACTGACAGCATTTGAAAACTCAAACATAACATACAGTGCTGACCTTTCATCTGTAAACTACGATACGATTCTCAGAAACAAACAGGACAATATTGTTCAGCTGTATCAGCTTGCTGATTACTACACTGATGCAGATGCTATTGTTCACGGCATTATCAAACATGTATACGTTCCTTTTTCGGTTGGTGAGTGGTATCTCACGTGCGATAACGAAAAGACAATAAAGATCTTTGAGGAACAGTACAAAAAGATGAGACTGCGTGAAAGCATCTCGGATATTTTTACACAGTATTACAAATACAACAACGTGTACTGCTACATCTGGAACGGTCACATTATTACACTTGCTCCTCATAAATGCAGAATAGGAAACATTACATGGAACGGTACTCCTATAGTTGACTACGATGTACAGAGCATTGCCACCGAATTCAGACAGAGAATGTATTCGATCAACAAAGCAAAAGGTGTTGAAGATGAAACAGTAGAAGATGTTCTCAAGGCTTATCCTCCTGAAATTCTTCAGGCTATTAAAGCCAAGAAGCAGTACGCTACTTTGAATCCAGATAATACCTATGTGTTCCAGGGTTCCAAAGAAG